CACCTTTTGAACGAGGAATCACATGGTCAAGTGTTAGGTCTTTTTTAGATCCACAGTATTGACACTCATGATCATCCCTCTTGTAAATTAAGGATCTTGTTGGATAAGCATCCTTTCCGTGTTTGAAGGGTATTTTCACATAATTGACTAAACGTATAACACGCTTAGAGATCAATTTTGCTTTCTCCTTAAAAAGAAGAACAATTGCTCTTTTCCAATTTGTGAAATGTAATGGTTCATAAGAACTGTTCAGAACCAGTACTGTTGAATGTGGTTCTACTAATTCCATTGTCCTGTTACACCTATTGTATTTAGATTGAAATGGCACCCTCTGCAGGATTTGAACCTGCGACTTCTTCGTTCGTAGCGAAGCACTCTAGTCCACTGAGTTAAGAGGGTATTGGCCAAGGGCCAGAGACTTGAACTCTGAATTGCGGTTTTGGAGACCGCCGTGTTACCAATTACACCAACCCAAGAAATTTGGATATAAAATCCAATACCCCACCTCAGACTTGAACTGAGAATCCGAAGAAATAGATTTTGAGTCTACCGCGTTTACCATTTCGCCAGTGGGGCATTTTACGATTCAAATATATAAATAGGTTTGAATCTATCGTGATAGTTATGAAAAAATGTAACGAATGTAATTTACTACTCGATTTAAATATGTTTCCTTTAAAATAAAAGAAAAAGGAATTAAATCAAATAAATGTAAAACATGCACAAGAGATTATGGAAAATTACATTACAATAAAAATAAACAATTATATAAAGAAAGAGCAAAAAATAATAGAAAAAAAGAAATACAAAAGACAAAGGATCTTATATCTGAATTAAAAATTAAATGTGCAGAATGCGGAGAAACTCATCCAGCAACCTTAGATTTTCATCATACTGATCCAAATGAAAAAGAAAACAATATCGCAAGTATGAATTCCAGAAAACGTATTTTGGAGGAATCAAAAAAATGTATTGTTCTTTGTTCAAACTGTCATCGTAAACTACATTGGAAACAACGTCAATAAAATAATTTGCAAAAATATTTGCAAATACCCACGGTGAGATTCGAACTCACACTTGAGAGATTTTAAGTCTCTTGCCTGCTGCCGATTGGGCTACGTGGGCATAAGTTACGCTTTTATAAGATAGGTTTTACTACAGTTTCCTGCATCATATTTTCTAATTTGCTTTAGAAATCTATCCTTTATGAGACGTTTTAAATCAGAATCAAATTTTACCTGACGTGTATATCTGCTATCAACAAGAAGTTGAAAATCTGGATTTTGGTCAAAGTAAGTTTTAATCAAATTTCTACGATCTTTACCCATAGGATAACGATATAGAACTTCTCTAAATTCATGTATTGATTCTTTAGGTAAAGATTCTAAAATTTGATTAAAGGTAATATTCATAACTTAAAATATTTTGTTTGTTTGAAGATTTCTCTTCAATGGGCGTGAGAAGATTCGAACTTCCACTTTATGGCTTCTAAGACCACTCTCTCTACCGTTGGAGTACACGCCCGAAAAAATTTCTAGAGATCTAGAAATTATAAAGAACTAAAATCCAATCAATCGTGTTGATCAGAGTAATCCTGACAAGTAATACCCTCACGGGTCACAATGATTAGATTATCCTCACCCAAAGTAATACGCAGGACATCTTCCATTGCATCACTTTGAATGAATCTGCACAAATCTTTAACGAATTCAACATCAATACCGATATTCTTATTAGATTCTTTTTCTACATTCCAGGCACCAAAAGCCCAGACATTTTTATCATCACCATCATATTCACCCCAAGATAGAGTACTAAATTCTTCAGAATTGGTGCAATTAGAAAAAGTGGGATCGTTTACAGAGAAAACACATGCATCACCATCATTAAAATATGGTGCATACTGAGTCCAAACAATCACATTAATTGCTGGATTTTTATTCCAAAAATCAGAAAGAATTTCCTTTAGTTTCGCTTGAGCTTTCTTAGTGAATTCTTGGCGATACTGATTGTACTCTTCAATAAAGGCATCAATAAGTTTAGTTTGCATAATAATTAATCCGCGAGTGAAATGAATTTGGTTTCTTTTTTGTGAGATTTGCCCGTACCAGACATCCAAGGTTCGGCTGTCATGTTTTTAAGGTAATTCTCTGGAGTCGGAATGAATCCAAGATCTTGAATGATGTGATCTTCAGCGACATCCCTAGGGGAGTAGGTAATTCCAGCAGAGTTAGTTCTAACTCTTCCGAACATTTGCTCAACCAGATAACACCCAAAAGAGGAGTGTAAAATGGCTCTGTGTCGAATATCGGGAAAGGCGATTTTACTGCTATCAATGAAATCATCAATATCAGCATAATCATCTGGAACACCACCATACTTCTTAGCATGAATTCTTCCGTGAAGAAAAGGTTTCATTTGATGAATTTCGAACAGAATCAATATAACAGGACTGCTCAAGAAAATCAAGCAGATTGTGCCAGTCTGAAAACTGGCAATGTCCGTGAGAGGATTCGAACCTCCAACACCTACCCCCTCAAGGTAGTGCCTCTTCCGTTGGGCTACACGGACATAGTTCCAGAACTAGGATTCGAACCTAGATAGACGCCTTCAAAGGGCGGAGTCCTGCCAGTTAGACGATTCTGGAGTGAATGTGGAATAATCCACAAAGTTCAGGGTGGGATTTGAACCCACGATAAAAGATGCTTTGCAGGCATCCGCATTCGACCACTCTGCCACCTGAACATTTGAACTATCTGGTTAACCAGATAGTTGAGAGCCCAATGTCAGATTTGAACTGACGACCTATTGTTTACTAGACAATTGCTCTAGACCACTGAGCTAATCGGGCGATTTTATGTTTGAAACTTATAAATAGTTTCACAAACATTTAAATTAAAATGACACATTACCAATCATATGGAAAGACTTGGTATGAAAAAAATAAAGAATCCGAAAAATTGAAAACAAAACAAAGAAAAAATGAACTTAAAGAATGGTTTTTAGAATACAAATCAACACTAAAATGTGAAAAGTGTGGTGAAAACCATCCAGCAACTTTACAATTTCATCACTTAGACCCATCAGAAAAAGAAATAGGAATTTCTAAAGCATTAACAAATGGATGGTCTAAAAAAAGAATAATTTCAGAAATAGATAAGTGTCAAGTTTTGTGTGCAAATTGTCATTTTAAAACACATTATGATTTGGAAATGGGGTGTAGGACGGGACTTGAACCCGCATAAACCAGATTCACAATCTGGCGCATTGACCAATTATGTTACCTACACAAGGCAGTGGGTAGAATTGAACTACCGACATAGAGGGTATGAATCTCTTGTTCTACCACTGAACTACACTGCCAAACGGAGAGTAGAGGATTCGAACCTCTGGTGCTGTTACACACAAGACCTTTCCAAGATCTCACCATAAACCACTCGGACAACTCTCCAAGGCGGAAGATGCTGGACTCGAACCAGCGGAGGTTTTACCCTCACGGTTTAGCAAACCGCTGCATTAACCACTCTGCCAATCTTCCATTTGGTAGTCCCAACGGGATTCGAACCCGTGTTTCAACCTTGAGAGGGTTGCGACCTAAACCGCTAGTCGATGAGACTTTAAAGCGTCGTATGTGGCGAATCGAACCTCATTTTGAGGATTATGTCGTCACATACGACGGATTGGAATGGTGAGATTTGAACTCACGACTTCTGCGTTATCAGCACAGCACTCTACCACTGAGTTACATTCCATTAATGAGTTGCTGACTCTTCCCTTTACCTCTCCCCTATTCGCATCCCCAAGAGACGGGGCAGGGGTGATTCCGATTTTTCACCGTAGATATCATAAGAGTTATGCAGGATAGCGACTCCTACCTCCGTAATCTATCGCGTGTTTTTCATATTGGGCAGCAACCCAATGGGAACACCCGGAATTGAACCGAGACCTCATGTTCTTCAGACATACGTGCCGACCAACCTACACCATGTTCCCACACGTTACAGTCTATACGTTATAGACCTTTAACCGACGTAAGTAAAATCGGTTGGAGTTTTACTAGTATTCTCCAAGTCTGAGAGGTTGGATTTGAACCAACGTCCTCACCCTTCCAAGGGGTGCCGTCTGACCTCTGACATACTCCCAGATAAGATCCTCATAAAGAGGAATAGTCCCAGCGGGGTTTGAACCCGCGTTTCAACCTTGAAAGGGTCGCGTCCTGACCAATTAGACGATGGGACCTTGATAGGAGGGGTATCTCGCAAGTGAGATAGTATTCACCAGTAAGTTATAGACCTATCTCCGTCAACTTACGGTTAGGGCAAGAATCCCTCCTCAATTCCAGTTCTTGCTACAACATTTCTCTACACACTGGCAAACTCTAAGAAATGCGTGAGAGTTAGAATACTGACTCTCAATTGCTCCGGCTGGACTCGAACCAGCGACCTACCCCCACGATGGGGCCACTCTACCAACTGAGCTACAGAGCGGTTCAGTTTATCAATACTGCCCTTACAGAAAACTGAAAAAACTGCAGGGACGACCGCCCATAGGGGATTTGAACCCCTGATACCTCTTAGACAGAGAGGCGTGCTAGACCACTACACTAATGAGCGTGGAGCGAAATATCGGATTTGAACCGATGACATCAACCTTGGCAAGGTTGCGTTCTACCACTGAACTAATTTCGCAAGAGGGTATGGATAGGATTTGAATCTACGATGCCTTAGGCGACTGCTGTACACACAGTCCATCATACCACTATGATAGGATCCTATCATAGACTTTTCGATGAGACATACCCATAAGTTTCCCCGAAGGGAATGGACTCGAAGAGAATCGAACTCTTCACAGTTTGCTTGCAAAGCAATCTCGCCAGCCTTGGTACATGCGAGCCCATTGTTACCTCTAAAAGAGGCAGTGAGAGAGGAGGGAATCGAACCCCCGATGGTTCTTATGTAACGCTTTTACAGAGCGCCTCTACACATATTCGCAACAGTAGCCACTCTCCCAAATTTAAATTTAGACGTAATAGGCGGGTTGAACACATGCTACCCATATAATTGCCTACGTTCCCTCAAGAGTTATTCACTCTCGTTAGTTCCATACGCCTAAATGGGTCTGGTGGGACTCGAACCCACAACTTCCAGGTTAAAAGCCCGTTACTCTACCATTGAGTTACAGACCCATTAAAAGGTTTAAATTTTCGAGGTTCAAAAGTGATGTGTTTCAACCACCTTTATAGAATACCACCTTCAGATCTTTGAGGAGTGAATGGTGGACACTTAGGAAACTGTCACAAGCAATAAAAAAGGGGAGAAACCTTTTTGGTCTCTCCCCTGTCTTGCCCTTGTTAGAATCTATACTATAGATCCCAATCCGCAAACAGGGGAGTTCCCGCGATATGCCAATAGCGGCAATCGAGGAGACTAAACTGTTTTTCTGGCATGGGGTAAGACATTGTTTTCGACCTAAGTGTTATTATTTATAAGACTTTTATTTCTAAAAGTCAAGAGCGGGGTATCGGAATCGAACCGACGACATCTAACTTGGAAGGATAGCGTTCTACCGCTGAACTAACCCCGCATAAGACAATCATACATTATATATATGAGTTTGTCAAGCGCCTCAGGCAGGATTCGAACCTGCGACAAACCGCTTATGAGAATATTATAAAACATTTAAGTTAAATTGTCAAATGTTTGTTTTCTTATTTCAAAATGTATCTCCCTATGACAATTTGCGCAAACACAAATACATTTATCTAATTCTCTTTTTTGGTCTTCCCATTTTCTAATTTTCATATTGCCGAAATTTTTATCTTTTTGTGTTGGATCTATATGATGAAATTCCAGAGCATCAATACATTTATCATATCCACACCTTTCACATTTTCCACCCTTATATTCAACTGCTTTTATTTTATTATTTCTCCATCTTTGTCCTGTTTTTTTATTAGAACATTTTTTACACTGGGATGCCCACAATTTTTTTCTTTTTCTCCAATATCCAGTATCTTCAGTTAAAAGAACTCCACAACAAGAACAGTTTTGTATTGGATTTCCATTAACTCTTTCTACAGGGTTAAGTGTATATGGGTTTTCCGAAAAAGGTTTAAAATTTGTATTTAAGTTAAATTTTTTTAACCAATACCTAACTGTTGTTTTTGATTTATTTTCTATATCAGATATTTGAGATGTTGATAATCCAGTTTCAATATATTTTTTTAATTTATCTTTATCCATAGTTCAGAGGTTTAATATTACTATTTATGCAACTGAACTATTATAACAGGCATACCTGGATTCGAACCAGGAATAAGGGTTTAGAAGACCCGTGTGATATCCCTTTCACCATACGCCCAAGAGACCCTCTGATTTGTGCTTCACTTCATAATACTCAACTTATCTAGAATTGTCAAGTATTACTTTGTTGAAGGATAGGCATAGAGGGTCGTAATGGATTATGCGTGATATATCTCAAGGATATAACAGAGGCATAACCTCTATCAGTAGATAAGGCAGGTGAGGTACGTGTCGTGCGTTTCAGAAGTGTCACCGACTCCCATTCTCCTTTTGCTTTCCTTACCTTATCTAGAAAGAATCGGACATTTCTAACCCTTTCGTCACACTGAAAGAATGAAGCAGTCAGTGCCGTGATCTCTCAACCACCTTTATAGAGTACTACAGAAACCAAGGGGTGTCAACCCCCCTTTGCTTCCTTCCTGGCGTTCTTCTCTTCAGTGATCTCGCCACGGCGTGTCTTGACCAGTTTAGCGATCTCCTGAAGCGCCTTACGTGCGCGTGTACCAGCAGCATTATTGCCGCCAGCAAATTTTTGATCTTCTACTTCCCATGCTTTAACCGCATCAAGTAGTTGTTGTGATGTTTCGGACATAATAATCTCCATAAAAATAAGATATGTTTATATATAAGACTTTTAGTTGCAGTTTTCGACCCACGGAGAACAGATTCTTATTTCTCCTCCAAGTGCCTTACATTCTTCTGTATAACATACAGAATTATCTATAGGTTTCTCAAAATATTTTGGTTGGTATTTTTTGTCTGCTTCTCGAATAATACGGTCATACTCTGGAGTGACATTACGAATTGCTTTATCCACATCTCTCTTTACTCTGCTGTCTAATGATTTTTGATCTTTGATTATATATTCGTTAAGTTCAGCATTTGGAAAATATTTTCGCTGTATCTCATCAATTAAATTATTCCAATGAGTTTCTTCAATACCTGTGCATCTTGCAAGTGATCCCACAAGAGTAGTAAGAACTGCTATAATAACTACAATTTTTATAGTTTTATTTTTCATAAAAAAGGAGGGTTATGAGTGCCCTCCTTATTTATTATTCAGTTGTATAAATTAGGCATCAATCTCAGTTAGAACAAGACGATTTGCATAGTCATAAGCATAATCTGTTCTTGCTCCAGTGTGTCCCCAACGGATCCACTTTCTAGCAAGTCTCATATAATCACTAATGGATTTTCCAGGAGTTTTCATTTGGTTCTCAATCATCTTCCAATCACCTTCATGTAGCATATACTGCAATTGAGTATCAAGTGTTGAAGGATCTCCACCAATACGAGCAGCAAACTTACCAAGACCATAATATCTTGGTGCATTCGTCCACTGAAGGATTCCTACTCCGCCGCTTCTGCAAGCGTGATAAGGCACTCTTGCGCCACCTTCACAGATATTAGGAGTGAAAGTAGATTCTTGTCGGATATTGCCCATAATGGTTGCTAGGGCGTTTTTGTCAGTAATACCACGTTTCTGTAAAAATTCCAGAGTACGTGATTCATTAGCATTACATCCTTTACAAACTAACCTTTTAATTTTTGGTTTTTCGGGAACAACCTCTTTGGTCGCTGTCTCCTTAGTTTCTTTTGTTTCTTCTGGAGCAATTACAAGTGGTGCTTGAATTGTAGAAGAAGTTGCGAAACTCGGTGCTGGCATCGTTGCCGCTGATGTTGCAACCGCACCTAAAATTGCTACGGTTACATTTGTTAGGTTTTTAAACATTAATTTTAATAGAACTCTACATCCGTATAGAAGATGGGGTCTACCTTTTTCTCAAAAGGCATCTTCCACGGCTCTAATTTCAAGTCAAAGACTCATAGTAAAAAACCCTACTCATAACAGGGATCCTTTAAGGATTTTATCATAATAAGTGATTATTTAGGTTTTGTCAAGATGTTCACTTTCCAATCTGTCCACCAGATCTTGAAACACCTGTTCCTCTTCCTCCAGGAACAGTACCAAATCTGCCAGATACTCTAGCGTCAGATGGTTCTGCTGGACCTAAATCTCTTCCAGTTTTTCTGTCAACGGATCTTCTTCTTCTAACATTATCAGTCGTCCCAACAGAACTTGTAGGAGTACCTCTGAAAGTAGCGTATCCAGTATTCTGACGCATTCTACCAGTTCTCTGCATTGTAGTTGCTTTAGTTTCTGGTTTTGGATCAGATTCTTTTGCTTTAGTATCTGAATCCGAAATTCCTTTCTTGATTTTAGTTAATCTACTAAAAACTTTAGGAGAAGGTTTTTCTTTCGCAGTTCTTTCAATCTGAGATCTCTTTTGTTTAGCAGTTTCTGCAGGACTCTTACCACTACCCTTTAGAGATCCAGTATTCCACTTTATTTGTGCTTCTAAAATAAATTGCTGAAAAGTTTTCATCTTTTATTTTTAGAAGTATTTATCTATTCCTTTACGTCAATCTCCTGCTCATCAGTCCATTCTTCATTCTCAATAGAAAGATATTCAATCTCTTCGGTTCCCTCAGAAATATTAATCCATTCACTAAATTCCGCTTCAAGTGCTCTTGCATTTCTATGACGATCTGCTTCATGAAGTAACTCAATCTTTTTCATTGCCCATTCTCGGCATTGATTCAAATAGGGATTTTCAATAGATGTTTCCAAGGTTTCTTCTTCCTCAATGATGGGAGTTTCAGGTTCTGAAGGTTCCTGAGTACTCTCATATACTACTTGATTTTCTTCCTTTGTCAAGTAGTGATAAAATTTTCTAATCGCGTCAAAGAGACTCATTTCTTTTTTTAACTATATATCCATAATAGCATAATTTTGAATGACTTGGAAATATAATTCACAAGATTTCACAGAAGCACCTAAGGGAATGGAAGGATTTGTATATCTTATTACAAATTTAACGAATAATAAAAAATATATTGGTAAAAAACATTTCTGGACTAGACAAAAAGATCGTAAAACAGGTCGTAGAAAAACTAAAGAAAGTGATTGGCAAAAATATCTGAGTTCATGCGATGAACTTAAAGAAGATGCAAAAAATATTGGAGAGGATAAATTTTTAAAAGAAATATTACATTTATGCCCTCATAAGAAATCCATGAGTTTTTATGAGACTATGGAACAATTTAAAAGAGATGTAATCTTCAAAGAAGATTATTATAATACCAATATTGAAGGTAAATTTTTTACTAGTGAAGTTGAAAGAATTTATAATTTGGTAGAACATTCACTAATAAATAATGATGTCTCTAGGAACCGCAATTCTCTACAGGCAGATTAGGTGCTCTTATGGGCACCTCTTCTATTATAAATAATACTGCGGTTCATAGAGAATAAAAATGACTTCACAAAGTCCTAGAATTTATTTGTATAAGATTACTTTTGAAGAAGTTCCATATTACTATTATGGAGTTCATAAGGAAAAGAAATTTAATGAACAATACTGGGGTTCTCCAGTGGCACACAAATGGTGTTGGGAACTTTATACTCCAAAGAAACAAATATTGGAGATATTTGAATTTAGTGATAATGGATGGAAAGAAGCATTAAAAGTTGAAGAAAGATTGATAAGACCAGTATTTAACACAGATAAATGGTGTCTTAATGAAAATTGTGGTGGAAAAATATCATTAGAATCCAGTAGAAAAGCAGGAAGATATGTATATGAATCTAAAATAGGTTGTTTTAAATTAACAAAGAAAGAAAGATTGGAAGTAGCAAAAAAAGTTGGACACTCAAGTTATATTAATAAAACAGGTGTATTTTCATTAGATCCTGAAACTAGAAGTGTTTTAGGAAAAATTAATGGAGAAGCATTGATGGAGAAAGGTTTAGGTATATTTTCTATGACACCTGAAGAAAAACATTTATTGGGAGTAAGAAATGGAGAAAGAAATAAAAAATTAAAACTAGGTATTTGCGGACTTCCAACAGAAGAAAGAAGTAAAAGGTGTAAAGAAATTAATTCTCAAAAATGGAAATGCACCATAACTGGATACATTTCAAATGCTGGAGGATTATCCAGATATCAAAATAAAAAAGGAATAGATACTTCTAATAGAATTAGAATAAAATAATTATATCTTAAGAGCTCTGAAGCTTCTTAGAGATTACAACCTATCTTCAAAGGCGACAAACCTAGTCTAGCAATAAAAAAGGGGTCTTGTCAAGACCCCTTAGAGATGTTATGATTTCAATTATTATATGGTGGATGTTTTCTCTTTTTTAATTGCATAGTCATATATTTGCGATTCATATTTCCTTCTTTATCATATGAACCTTTTTGTCCTCTTGTTTTTTTCACACTGCGACTAAGTTTATGAAAACTTTCTGGAGTTCCAGGACTTGCTTCACCACCTCTTGATTCGAGAATTTCTTCTCTCCACTCTTCACTCATATTTGCCATAATAACAGTTGCTGCTTCTTCAGTTTCAGCATATCCTTCGTTTAGAAGGTGCTCTAGAACTATATCATAAAGATCTACAGTTTCAACTTCTTCAGTCAGATAACCCTCAGCAATCTCTCCAACCTCATGATCGCTGAATGACTCAAGAACTTCAAATGCTTCCTCAAAGGTCTCAGCATAACCTTCATTGATCAAATCCTCAAGAATCATTTCAGCAAGAAGATCAAAATCTTCACCAAGTCTTCTTTGGAGTTTTACATTTTGAGCAGCAGTTTGCATATTTCTCTGTTGTTGAGTAAGAGTTTTGCCTGCCTTGGTTTTTCCTACTGGGGGAAGTGACTTGCCCTTAGATCCCTCAGAACCCATTGAACCACCACGAGAAGAGACGCTACCACCAGAAGATGCTACTTCTTTTCTACCCACACCTTCTCCTCTATATGTGGTGCTTCTAATCTTTTCCTTAGCAGCAGTTTTTACTTTCTTACCAACAGATTCCTTAGATGGTGGAGTATAATCGCCAGAGGATGCCTTTTCAGTTTTACCTGAGGTTACTTCTGGTGGTCTTTTTTGTCCTTTTTGTTTTGTTGTTGCTCTACCAATATTTTTGCGAGCAACATCACGCATTTTTATTTTTGCCTGACGAACTTTTCTTTCTGAAGCAGAATCTGTTCCTGCCAAAGCTCTTTTTGCTTTCTCTGCACCAACTGCAAGTTTTCTTCCAATCTTTTTAGCAACTCTAGAGATAGAACCTTTAATTCTTTCTACTCTTTCTGCCCTTCTTTGAGATCTTTCTTCCTTTTCTTTTGCCTTTCTCGCTTCCTTTCTAGCAGAAACTCTTTCCTTTGCTGCCATTACGGAACCTTGACCAGTAGTTACTTTTGAACCGCTGGAACTTGGACGATTTTCTGATGATGTTACTCTTGCTTCAATCAGAAAATCATCAAATAACTCAAAACACTCATTTAGATCAAGATTTTCTTCAGTAATGACCTCTTCCATTACTTGATCAAGTTCATTGTCAGAAAGTTCATCAATAAACTCAAAGTCTTCTTCTACTGTTAAAATATCCTCTCTTAGTTCCTCATCATAAACAGCAGCATATGCTTCGTAAAGATTAAAAGCGTTCATGTTGTTAATTGTTAGTTTTACTTTTATTTATTTATTTATAAAAAAAGAGGGTCTTGAGACCCTCTTTATCTTATAGTTTAAATCCACTAAAAGTATCAGTTTTCATATCTTGTTTAATTCCACCGACCAAATATGAAGTAATCTCCGTTTCCTGGGGTGCCACTTGAACAGATTTAGAATTAATCCAGTGTTGTGTCCAAGGAAGAGGATTATGATTTGCAGAAATATCATAAACTGGTTTAAGACCAATCGCTTTCATGCGACGATTAGCGATCCATTCAACATATTGCTGAAGTAGTTTGTCGTTCAGACCAATCATAGAACCATCCTTAAACAGATAATCTGCCCAACGCTTTTCTTCATTTACAGCACGATCAAACATCTTATAAACCCACTCTTCTTCTTCTTTTGCAATTTTCTGCATCTCAGGATCATCACCTTCTCTCCACTTATTCAGAATGTTCTGAGTAAGTGCTAGGTGTTGATTTTCGTCTCTTGCGATGAGTGATATGATTTTCGCAGATCCTTCCATAAGTTTGAGTTCACCAAAGGCGAAACTGCAAGCAAAGCTAACGTAGAAGCGAATACCTTCAAGAATGTTAACGTTTGCGATTGCTCTGTAAAGTTTTCTTTTAACGTCATTGAGATTTTCCTTAGCGTAAGTGACTCCTTCAAGTCTGTGCTTCCAGGATTCGGAAGTACCATAATAATGTGCGGAATTAATGAAGTCATTATATGACTCTGTAACGCTCTCAGCACGCTCCAGAATGCGCTCATCGCCAACGATAGTATCAAATACCTCAGAAGGATCCGAATAAACATTTTTGATAATATATGTGTATGAGCGACTATGAATCATCTCCATAAACTCCCATACAGTCATACATGCCTCTAGTTCAGGAAGAGAACAATAAGGTATGAATGCCATTCCAGGTCCACGACCTTGAACTGAATCAAGCATGATTTGATACTTCAAATTTGAAGTGTAAATATGCTTTTGTTCTGGACGAAGTGTTTGATAATCACCACGATCTTTTTGAAGAGAGACTTCTTCAGGTCTCCAAAAATATCCAAGTTGTTGAGTTGTTAATTTCTCAAAGATTGGGTATTTGTAAGAGTCATACCTTTGTACCCCCAAAGGTTGACCAAAAAACATTGGTTGCTTTTTTGTATTTACTTTTTCGGTATTAAATACCGTCATTCCTTTAATTGATTCTTCAGTTGTTGACATAAAATCGTACTGCATTTTTATCTTTGATAGGTTGACTCAACTTCACATAAAGTATTTAAGATTTTGAATTGTCATGAAATTTAAATAGTACAACTCTCACAATTGTCTTCATCAGATTTCATAATTTCACTCAACAAAGATTGAAGTTCTTGTTTTGGTTCTTCTACCACTTCATCGGTCTTAATATCATAAGTATTCTGATAATAACTGGTCTTCCAACCATACTTATATGTTGTAAGAAGATCTTGCGCCATCACACTAACAGGAACTTCATTATCGGCATAATTTTCTGGGTTATACGACCAGTTTCCACTAATCGCTTGATCGAAGAATTTTTGCATAACAGCAACAATATTGATATAACCACGATTGCTATGCATATCCCAAAGAAGCGTATAATGGTTCTTAAGAGATTGATACTGGGGGACAATTTGCTTAAGAGGTCCTTTCTTGGACTTTTTAATGGACAAGAATCCGCGAGGGGGTTCAATTCCGTTTGTTGCATTTGACACAACGGAACTGCTCTCCGATGGCATCTGTGCGGACAGTGTTGAGTGCCTGAGACCGTGTTCCAAGATGGATGCTCTAAGTGATTCCCAATCATGCTCTAATGGAATGGATGAAATTTCGTCTACGTCTTTTTTATATGTATCAATGGGAAGAATACCCTCAGAATACTTAGTGCGCCCAAAATATTCACAGTAACCCTTTTCTTTGGCAAGTTGATTAGATGCCTTTAGTAGGTAATATTGGAAGGACTCAGAAAGTCCATGTACTGCGTCCCATGCCTCTTGTGAGTCGTAGTTGAATCCAAGTTTAGCAAGATAGTGTGCAAGACCAATATAACCAATCCCAAGAGCACGACGCCGTTTTGTAAAATTCTCTGCAGCCTTTACTGGATAATTTTGATATTCAATTAATTCATCCAAAGCACGAACAGAAAGATCACAAAGTTCTTCAAGTTCTTCATCAGACTTGACTTTGCCAACGTTGATTGCAGAAAGAATGCAGGTTGCAATTGCGGGATGATTATCATCATCAATATGTTGAAGAGGGATAGTTGGAAGAGTGATTTCTTGACAAAGATTTGACATTACAACTTGATCCTTAAAGGAACTATGAGAGTTGCAATGATCAATATTCATAATATAGATCCGACCCGTTTCAGCACGCTCTTTGAGTATGTTGAGAATAAGTTCTTGCGCCTTAATAGTCTTTTTCGGAATAGACGAATCTTTTTCATATTGTACATAGAGATTGTCAAACTCAGGGAGTCCGAAAGAATCATAAAGTCCAGGTACATCGTGTGGGGAGAAAAGCGTGATTTCGCCATCTTGAATGAACCTTTCATAGAAGAGTTTACTGATTTGAATGCTGTAATCAAGTTTTCTAACACGGTTATCCTCTGTACCCTTATTATTTTTAAGAACAATAATATCTTCTATTTCTTGGTGCCAAATTGGACAATGAACAGTCGCTGATCCACCTCTGATGCCGTTTTGAGTGCATGAACGGACAGTTGCTTCAGATCTCTTAAGAAATGGAATGAGACCAGTATGAATTACTTCACCACCTCTAATTTTACTGTTAATGCCACGAACTCTTCCATAATTGATACCAATTCCAGCACGTTGAGCAACATATCTAAAGACCGCAGAATCACTAGATTCAATACTGGGAAGAGTATCATCAACATCAACAAGAACACAAGATGCAAACTGACGAAGTGGAGTTCTTACTCCTGCCATGATTGGAGTTGGAATATTAATCTTATGCTTAGAAATAGCATCGTAATATCTTTTCACATATGACATTTTAGTTTGCTTTGGATATTCGGCAAACATTGTCAGAGCAATCATCATATACATGAATTGAGGAGTTTCATAAACGCCCCCAGTGCTTCTATCTTGCACAAGATACTTATCAACTACCTGTCTCAATCCTGCATATGTAAAAAGATAATCGCGGTCATGATCAATATAAGAATCTGCACGCTCAATCTCTTCTTTTGAATATTTGTTAAAAATATCATTATCATACACTTGAGCATTTACACAATTGTAAATATGTTGCTCTAATGATGGAAGTTCTTTCATTCTTCCATAAATCTGTTTTCTCACTGAAAATAGAAGAAGCCGAGCAGCGACATACTGATAATTTGGATGATCCAAATCAATCAGATCACTTGCACTCCTAATCAAGATTTCTTGAATTTCTTTTGTTGAAATGCCATCATAAAATTGAATACCTGAGGTCATTTCAACTTGACTCGCAGAGACCCCTGCAAGACCCCTACACGCCTCTTCAACCATCACATGCATCTTTTCTAAGTCAAGAGACTCAATCGTTCCATTTCTCTTGATTACCTTTGTTCCGTTACTCATATTTTTTCCAAGTAGTAAACTTAAGTTTTGCTTCTAAACCAGAATAAGTATTTGATTCTATCACATCTTGAACATTAAGTCCAGACAAGACCATCTCATTAATATCCTTCTCTTTTATAGTAGAAGGCCAGATAACAACTTTTTCTCCCCTCTCAATGACTTTAGAAATCCTTGCCAGAATTTCAGCATTTCTTGGTTCGTTGTCATAAACCCAGACAAAATCACTGTCAATCCATTTTCCAATATCACCATCAGCACCGCACATAGCGATAGAATTATTAACGAATTCGGAATCAAAAGGTCCTTCTATAATATAGACCGTTTTACCCCGTTGAATTCTATCAAGTCCATATATTTTTGGCGCATCATCATCTAACATGATGGTAATATATTTAATCAAACTAGAACCAAGGGTTCTTCCCTGAAATCCTATCAATTCTTTTTTATAAAAGAGTGGAATTACTATTCTTGGTTCATCATATTTTAAATCCTTATCTTCAAATGTTTTTTTAATTGAATTAACCCATAACTTAAATTTGTCCGTGTAATAAAATTTATCTGGATTTAAATTTCTACTTTCTAGATATTTTTTTGCTTCTTCATTAGAAGAAGATTTTGGTAAATTTATGTGAGTTTTAAACTTTGGTTTTTCAAATTTGAAGACTGGTTCTTCTGTGGGGAAATTCTTGCCAGAATGACCTTCCTTGAACTTTTCAAAAGTGTATTGCTTATGCAAGTTAGCATCAATATCCTTTAAAAAGTTATTAAAAGATATGTTTATACCACAGTTATGACATTTATAGTTCGTGTTGTTTTTAACCTGATATAAGTATCCTCTTGCTTTATTCTTATTTTTTTGAGAGTCGCCGCAGATCGGGCAACGAAAATTGTAAAGGTTATGTTTTACTTTCTTAAACTTGTTCAGTTTTGGCGAAAGAATACCAATGTATTTTACATCAACAAAATCCATGGTCAAATTCTAGTGTCCTAGTATTATGACACGAAACTCATCTGAAGTCAATGTTCTGGCGGCAGAGTGCGGACATGATTCCAGTCCATTTGATTACGGAGTTGGTGAATTTATAAAGTGCGTAAGATGTGAGTTTCCTCTTTTTTCTTAGCAGTTTTGCCATGTTAGTATTATTTTTTAACTTCTATGTTATTGTTATTAATTGTATTTGATATATGATTTGTAATTATTGGAGCAACAAAAATTAAAACTGCCATAACTCCAGCAGCCATCCATCTAAATTTTGTTATGTCTTCTAGTTTAGTTTCTACAGTTTCAACTCTAGATACAACTTCTTTATGATCCTTATCATTACTAATTTTTAGATCATCTATCATTTTAATGATTAAAGTGTCAGATTTATTGCACTGCTCTATTCTTTCCTCATGAACAGCAAGCATCTTAGTGATATTTGCATTTACATCACTAAGTTTTGTTATAGCGTCATCAATTTTTGTAACTATATTTACAAAATCCATGAGTCTTTGTTCAAGGACTGCAATCTTTACTAATTCCTCTGACATTTTTTTCTAAAGCAAAGTGTATTAATAACAAAGTCACTTCGCCAATTATTATAGACTAATTAAGTTTATTATTATTTATTCTCTAGATCTTTTACCCATTTTTTATAATCTTTGGGTATTGAACGGTAGTCAATTTTACTATTCTTCTTTCTTCTCATAAATTTTAAAACTCCGTCAAATCCAGCATTGGGACCAGAAGAATCGGCAGAAGAACTAAATCCAGGAGAACCATTAGGTGTGCTAGTACTCATAGTGGGAGAAGATGTCATAACCGGCGCTGACTCATTCAATCTTCTAAAGTAGTTAATTACTTTATCAATCTTGTTCATCTTTGTTATAGATTTTTTGAAGTTGTTCTAAACAATTTAAATCAACTGGAATATTGTGAATATGAGTTTTCGGATATTCTGGAAAACGATTCAAAAATATAATAAAAGTTTTTACTTGAGACCACATTTCCTTCTCAAGTTTAAAAAATAGCATTGGAGTAGTTGCCTCACCGAATATATTATAAAGAACTATAAAATGATTTATTAACAGGTGAGTTTTTAAGTCACCTGTTTTTTTATATCTTTTTAAAAGTCGTTTAATATATTTAAAATGATTTAGATCCTTATGAAAGTCATCTTTAGTGACTGCTTGAGGATTCTCATAATTTTTTATGGCAAATAAAAGGAAATTATCCTCATTCAGTTCATTAAAAATCATATGTTATTAGGAAACTGTCATTGTTGCGATTCCGGATGTCACTGTAGATCCTCCAGAAGTAATTATGACACGATACTTGTAATTATTTTTACTTGCATTAGTATTTGCAATGTTCAAGTTAGAAGATGTTTGACCAGAAAGATTAGCAAATGTCCCTGTATTAGGATCTTGCTGCCACTGGTATGATAGAGGTGCATATGAAGGTGTTACCGAAGCAGTTACGCTAAAGGTTGCTGTTGCTGTAGTTCCTACTCCAACAGATGCGGGTTGTGATGTAATTGAAATAATAGCATCAGCAAGAACTGCGTCATCTCCAGCATCACCAGAAGATGTATAAGAAGCAGCACCACTTGTTATTTCAGACATGGCAACAAGAGTTTCAGACTTAACTCTCAAATTACCATGCATATCAATGTAAGTGTGAATTCCAACCCATCCAGCGTGAATTCCACCATATTGAGTAGAAACTCCAAGTGCCGAAATTTCATACTTATCTACACCGTATACTTCATGCTTAGGATTTGCATTATACTGGAATGCAGAATCTTCAAGTGTATATACTGGTTCTTCGGAAATTGAATATGCAACTCCTGCAATTGCAGCACCACTTAAATATTGAGTTGTGGCAATTGAAATAAGTCTATCTGAGGTAATTCCAGAAATTACTGCAGAACCAAAAGTTCCGCCAGTTCCAACAGTAATTACATCTCCAGCTGAAATACCTGCAGCAGTGAATGAAGTCCCAGATCCAGTAATGGTTTTTGCAGCATAATCTACAGTTACTGTTCCAACTGAATAGAGACTATCTGCGGTTCCCCAAAGTGCCATTCTTGTTTACCTTTACTAAATTTTTTTGCTATGAATATTTATAAAAAAGGAGAAGTGTATTACTTCTCCTTCCAAGTATTTAATTTACTTAAATTATTATTTTTTTGGGCAACTTACAAGTAATTTTGTTCTTACCATTTCAACTACAATATTATCAATATCATTATCAGTGCTTGTAGCATACTTCTCAAGAAGACTTACTACAAATCTTTTTACTTCGCAACTTTGCCAAAACATACCAACAAGAGTTTCACCTAGTTTTACTAATACGTTCCAGTTCATTGTTCTTCCTCCTTATGGAAGTGGTTATAATTATTTAGAATAATCAATCTCTTGGAGAACTTTCTAGGTGCTTAGATGTGCTAGATAACCATTTTGCCTTTTGTGGGGTCATTTTTTGAGGTTTTCTATTTGGTTGCTTTCTAGTACCAGTTTCTACAGATTTTTCACCATACTTTTCTTTATAACTTTTCAATACAGCATCAAGAGCTGAATCTCCTTCACCAATTGTTTCACCTTCTTCGCTCAATCTTTTTCCCTTTTCCAGATCTAATAATTTTTGCAGCACACGTATTCTTCCTGTTTCTTGTTGCTTTTGAGTGGTTTTAGGAGACTTTTTTTGGGAAGATGCACCTCTTGGATTAGACAGTGCTTCTTCTACTTTTTTAGGAATTCCCTCATGCTTGGTTTTAGCAAAGTCACGAATTTTTTTCTCGCTCATAGTATCGACAATTTTAAGAACTTCTGCACTTGCTTCAGATCTTGGAGTTTCACCTCTTTTTACTGAAAGAGCAAGACCGAAAAGTTTTTGCTGTTGCTCACTTTCTGCCTTTTCTTGAAGTTCTAGTTCTTCTTTCATCTTACGAACAAAAGTACCTGCCGCTCTGCCAGCAGCTGCTGCAGGAGACTTACCTGCCTTTAGAGATCCAGCGCCAGCACCGGCAGCACCAGCAGCTGCCATTGCTGCTTTTTTAGCGACAGGGGCAGCTGATTGAACTGCTCTACCAGCAGCAACCTTTGCCTTTCTTCTTGCTCTAGTTGCAGTGGCAGATTGCTCTGCCTTTTTACCACGCTCACGAAGTGCATCATAAACTGCCTTTCCTTCAGCAGCTCTTCTTTCTCCGACTTTTCTTGCTGTATCTACAGTTTTCTTGAGCAATTCCGTATCCTTTGCAGCTCTATCCTTTAATGCACCGAAAATCTTTCCAGCAATTCCTTTCTTCTTATCTTCTGTAGATTTTTTGGAAGAAGGTGCCTGTGTTTCCTTTGCCTTTTCTACTGCTTTTTTAGTTTTATCTGCAGTAATCTTTTTCTTTGCTGCTTCTTTTTTATCAATTTCCGCTTTTATTTCTTCATAAGATTTTCCACCCTTTCTCTTTTTAGCAGATCTCTCTTCACTTAAGAAATATTCTTCTGCTAAGTCAAAAATAAACTCATTAAATTTATTTTCACCTAGTTCTTCAATTACGATATCTATACCATTCTCATTTAATTCACAATTATAGAAAAATTCAGTTGCAATATCTACTGTCTCGAAAATATAATCTTCACTAAGTTCAAATGATTCAACAATTTGACCACCAAGAATTTCTTCAGTAACATCAGGATTAATTACTACCGATTTATCCTTATAATTATCAACAGGTTTTTCAGTTATTTGCTTCTCTTTTCTAGTAGCAATCTCATCATTTACCCCTGCCACTTCTTTAAGATCTTCTCTCCAATTTGAGAAACCTTCACTTACGCCATAAGTAGACTTAAGTTTTCTCTTTTTAGATACTGATTTATCTCTAAACATTGCCTTTTTAATGGCCCTGTCCTTTACGCCAGCATACTCGTGACTATTTGGTTCCTTTGTACCATCACCATCGGCATCACCAACAGTATTTTTGCCACCACGTCCATATTTCTTTTCATATTTCTCACCTGCAGCATAAGTAACTTTATTAGAACTTACTTCAACTGAAGAAATAGTTGGTTTTGCTCTTAATGTGGAAATTTCACTATATGGAACATTTCTACGATCTATTGTCCCATTTTTGTAATTAATAGTTACCTTAACCATTCTTTCAGACGATTCTTCAGAAACTGAAGTTGTTCCGCCTGATTTAATTCCAAGTTTTTCTTTTGCGGTCTTTATTACTTCTGCACCGTATTTAGTTTTTGCAGATCTGATTTGAAATGCCCTTTCAACTGGGATATTATTCTTTCTCATCAAATGACGAACGTCATAGATGAATTGACGAACCTTCTTTTCAAAAGAATCAACATCACCATCAGAATCAAGATCTGAAGAAGATTTTTTTTCTGGGGGAGTTGATGCCCCAGGTTTTCCTAATTGTGGTTTAAATACTTCTTCAAGATATACTTGATGTAAATCAGATGCAATATGAGACAGCATTTTTCTAACTTCGTTTTACTTTATACTTATTTATGAATTTTTTGACATTAAAATTATCAATTTTCTTAGTATTTGTTAGTGACATCACATACTTTCTCAATGCATCAGTTCCAACCTCTCTTTGATTGCCTGGAACGCCAGATATATTTGTCCATTCTACAACGTCTCTAATCCAAGGTTTGAACATTACATTATCTTCAGTAACACAAATAAGATAATTTGTTCCTCTACGAATAATCTTTCCAATCAATCCAGTGTTCAAGTTTTCTACCCATTCTCCAATCTTATAAATTTTTTCTGCAAGATAATTTTCTCTAAGATTTTTCATATCGCACTTTGGGGCAATCTCCCACACTTCACATCCTTCGTCAATATTCATGGATTGACGAAGAATATTATAAAGTTTTTGAGATTTTGTGGATCCAAATTGATCTGGAATTCCTTTACGAAAATTCTCATAATTCCCTTCAATTACAAACTTTCTCAACTTGGAAGCAGAAATGCCATCTACACTATCAGAATCAGGATCTCTGTCACCAGCAGAAATTACATTAATTTCTTCAAAAATATACAAATTATTATTATACTGATTTGTCAATTTTTCAAACTCATTCTGACGATCAGATCCAACAACAATATTTACTTTTGTATAACCTTCCTCACAAAGATTCTTGAGCACATCTAAGATATTGCGGATACTTTCATCATCCACAATTTTATCACTATGCTCTGGATACATCTCACGCATCACAGAAATTTTTGTGGGAGGATCTAAAGGATTTTTCTTTGGGTCATATGATCTTGAAGGATAGATCCTATAGTCATTATATTCAGCAACCTCAGACAAAACATCAAACAATTTTTGATGCCCAAGTGTTGGAGGATTAAACCTACCAAAAACTACAGATATTTCTTCTTTAACCTGATGTGATGCAGGAACAAGTGGAGAAAGTTTAGATTTATCTTGGTCAGGATCTCTTTTTCCAATCTTTTGTTTTTGATTGAAAAACCTCAATTTAGATATACCACCGTTAGTAAGTTCAGAATCTGCAACATATTCTCCAGTTTTACTATCGTGATATCCTCCATGACCATCTGGAATTAGTCTACCACCACTTGGAAGACGAACTCTCTTTGCATTAAAGGCAGCAAGATTTTTATTCTTGTCCACAAATTCCGACAAAGAATCGTTTGCTTCTTGAATGAACTGAGAAAACTTTTTCATATGTAGTTAGATATACTTATATTTATTTGTGCCAATTATTTTGAACACTGAAGTTTGCTCGACTAAAAACTTCACGATTAACTAACTTATACATTCCATATTTATTAAACATTACATAACCTTCAGAATCAATACGATCTTGACCGATATATGCATCAGGTCCATTGTTGCGACACAGATAGAGACAATCCTCCTTGATAGACCTTACCAGCAACCACAACTCAATCAAATGAGGATCACACTCAAACTCGTGAGGATCAATTTGACGACCTTCACGAATACAAACATTAATTTGCTTTTTCAATTCAGGAACTTCCTTATCATCAACAAAATTAACCATCGTGGACATTTGGCGAACAAAAGCACAAATCTCTTCTACATCAAAAAATGATTCTTGATTGTGAATAATATAAGATTTTGGCTGAACAAATTTGACAAAATCAGTAGAATCCAACATGGCAGTTAGTGGTTCTGATACAGCATCACGAAGATTTATGGGGGCATAATAAAAAGTATGAGGTGCCAAAATAATTGTTTGACGAACAACTTCTGGAAACTTATAGGTAATAGTATTTGGCGTGTATTCATCAGAACCACCAAACCCAATGAAATCTGCCTGAACAACTCCAGAAATACGAGGTAGATATTTCAAGCAAGCACAAAGAATCTCAATCAAAGATGTCTGGGTTACTTCATCATACAGAGCAAATACATCTGCTTCAGTATAACAAATTTTGATTTTCTTTTTGTTAAAAACGCTTTTAGTCCCCACAAAGAACCGACCATTCTCTGGGTTTGTACCAAACACCACTGCAGGACTTCCATCCATCTTGACAGACAGATGTTCATAAGGGGTCACAAACCAATCAAGAACAGAAAGGTCTCCATTCAGGATGGTGTCTTCAGGATGTTCAAGGTGAACGTTCTTGGTCATTTCAGATTCCATTTTTTTCATCATAGCAAAAAGGGAGGAACAAAGTCCTCCCCCCTGTGACAGTTCTTAAACTGGATCAATTACAAATCACCTTGCTTACGATTCTCTGAGTAATATACATCAAAAGTACCTTCAGGATAACGAGCACTTAGTTTCTCATAATTCATGTCAAGAATCTCATCAATATTAGTATCAAGTGCCATACATGCCTGAGCGACATACCACATAATATCTCCAAGTTCTCTCTTCATATGAAAGACATTTTCCTCATTATAAGGTTTACCTTGAAGAATAATTTTCTTAACCACTTCGGTAAATTCGCCCGCTTCTGCACTCATACCCAGAGCAGCAGTAAGTAGACGAGGAACATCAGCATTATCACCCACCTCAAGTTCAGTCATACGAGAAAGAAGTTGAGCAATGTCACTACTTGCTGGACTCGTCGTTTGACGAACAAATTCAATATACTTATTAGAATCAATTTTTTGTTCCATTAGAATTTAAATCCTCCGAATTTTTCTTTTAGTGATGGTTTTGGACTTTCCTCATAATCATACTCCCCTTCTCTTCCAGAGTCAAGTATGTCCTTCTGAGCATTCTGCTCAACGTCATAAAGTCTCATTTTTGCTCGATCAATGCCGATTACAAATCTCTTATAAACGGTTGGGTCATTATAACGATTTTTCAATTGCTTCACCATAATCTGACCAAGTTCCTCAAGTTCTTCAGTAGAAATAAGTGCAAACATTAGGTCTGCAGTTGCGGGAAGACCAAAGGATTCAGATGTATCAGTTAATTCAACATCGCTACTACTATTATGTGTGAGAATATCATTCGCATAGAACAAATGATTTCCAGACACTTCAATATCTACAAGTTCTCTTTCATCAAGTTCTTCAATTTTTAGAATTTTTTTCAGTATCATTTAATTTAAAATTTATGAGTGATTTATAATTTCAGTCAGTTCTTCATCCTCCCATTAATATATCCACAAGAAATAAAACTTTGATAGTCCCAAACATCAGCACACATACAGTTCACCCCATTATTCATCCAAATAACACCTTTTCCATTTTCCCACCCAGAATTTAAATATTCATTTAGATTTCCTTTTTTGATAAATTTTCTTTCTTTTAAATCTTTGTTATGTATCCAAGTTCTACCAACAGAAGATTTAGCAATATTATTTTTATGTTCCTCTGTAAGTTTTTGACCTCTTTTACTTTCTGCTATTTTATCTTTTGTTTCTTGAGTATGATTTGTATTAAATTTAGTATATAAACCAAGAGAATATCTATGCTTTTTAGTTTTTTTCATTTTCTCTTTTGATTGTGTAGAAAAACTTATTCCATAGTTCCACGCCCTACCATTTCTAATGTTCTCTTCTATTTGTTCTTGATTTGCTCCATGATAGTGTTTTTCATAATTACAAGTTTCATATTTCATATTATATCCACATCCATCCCTATAATGAGATTTATATTTACGAATATAATAATCTTCTTTTATTCTTGCTTCATTTTCATCAACTTCTTCTATCACTTCAATAGTAAAGTTTCTCTTACCATATTCAATAATAGCATCAGACAGAAGTTTATTTCCTTGGTGCCTTCCAAGAGCGATATGTTCTTGTAATCTTCTATCCAATTCATTTTTAGTCAAACCAACATAATACATATGTGGATTAACTGCTGTGTTGGTAATTAGATAAATCTTTACTCTCATATCAGTAAGTTATACTACTATTATTTATAAGAAGTAAAACTTACACATACTATTCCTTTATATAAAGACACATACCTTCTTTCAACCCCCCTTTGATATTCACCTCACCATTTTGAGTTGGGAACAAGTGTTCTTCACTACAAATAATTTCTTTACCATCTTCCAAAGTAATCTTATAAGATTTCTTTTTAGATTTTGGAAAGACATTTAGAACTTGATTATAACCAGTATTTGAAAGCACCAAATCCCCAACTTTAATATTTGAAAGTTCTTTCATACCTTGTGGCGTTTGAACTTGTGTTTTCAAATCTAGGCAATACCCCGAACGAGTAGTTTGTGTTGCACTTACAATAGGAACGTTAAATTCTACTGCAAGTCCACGAAGTTCTTCTGCAATCGCTTTGATATATGAATAAGAATTAATATTACTATTGGTCTTATATCTTGAAGAGGCACAGATATTTAAATAATCAATGAAAATGATATCTGGTTTAAATGATTTTTTGAGTGAGAGTTCATTCAATAATCCTTTAAAGTGTCCCGAATGTGCAGAAGCAGTAGGATACTCTTTAATGATTAAAGTTCCTTGTGTTTTCTTTGCAATGCTGTTTACCTTTGTTTCAAAAACAGACTTGGGAAGTTCTACAATGTCTTTAATATTTACATTTAGGAGATTTGAGTCAATTCGTTCAGCAATTTTCTCTTCTGCCATTTCAAGCGTAATGTACAGAACGTTCCGTCCTTGGAGCAAGACGGAGCTAGCCACATGGCACATGAATAAAGATTTCCCGACACCAGTACCAGCAAGTGCGATATTGAGAGTTTTGTTAGGGAGACCACCTTTCGTAATAAGGTTAAAGTATTCAAGATCAAATTCAATTTTATCCTCCGATTTATGATAAGACTCATATCTTTCTTCATAATCAAGTAAGTAATCGTGACCTACATGGTTATCAAATGAAACTGCAAGAGCATCCTGTAGAATAGATGGAATTGCATCCCTATTTTTATTGCCAGTTCCATCAGCAAGTTGAATAGATTCCATTAAGGCCAAATAAATGGCGCGATCACGACACCATTTTTCTGTAGTGTTTACTAACCAGTTTTTTTCAACTGCAATATCTTCAAGATGACTGACTAAATGAGTTAACTTTTTAAATTGTTCCTCATTTACATCTGATCTCTTTTCAATTTCAATGCAGAGAATTTCTTTTGTAGGAATATCATTGTACTCTAGAACAAATTTAGAGATTTCTTCAAATACAATTCTCTGTTCAGAATCTTCAAAATATTCTTCTTTAATAAAAGGTAAAACTTTTCTTAGATATTCTTCATTGTGAATAAGATTGCGTAAAACTAAAAATTCTATTTTTTCCATTAGATATAGTGAAGATACGTGCTCATAATGTACTTTATATTACTTATTGGGGGATTCCCCTTATGGACAAATAACCAAAGTGGGGGAAATACTAACATACTTCCAACCTTTGGTGTAATACTCAAATTTTCAAAAACAGTTTCTCCCCCTTCAGCAACATCATTCAAATACCATAGAAATGCAAGATATCTTCTAGAAGAAGAATAATCTAAAACATCTACATGAGTATCGAACTGATCTTCTTTTTCGGGAAAGTATTTTTTAATTCTAAACTGTTCA